CGATTTGATCAAACGCGTCCATTTTTTTGGGTTCATCTTCTTTGAGGTCTTCGAGATAACTTTCAGCCACCTCATAAGTATTGATACACCTTAAACCCGTGTTTAAGATATCAAGATAAAAACCTTGTTTATCACACATAGAGCCATATTTCGATTGGCTTTTAGTTGATACATTTAAATTTGGCATATTATCATCAATATATGATCTTAAAAAATTAGACACTTCATAAGCCTCGGCGTCATATCCAATGGCCTTAATTTTTTTAATCTCATCAATGATGTAATTATGCACATCTTGATCATTATCTAACCACAGTTTAAAATTCCATGTTTCGTAGTTAGTCCACCCATTATATTTAGTCATATTATTGTCCTTTTTTTATTTTTATTTTATCCATTATTATCCTTGATATTTATTTTATCTTAAATTATAAATCAAGGTATATTTTCAAATTATTGAAAATAAATTAACAACGAAACAAGGACAATTAAACATGAATAAAGAAAAATTGATTTGCACATATTGTAAGTCGGAAGACATAACCTATTTGCCAGATGTTTTCGGGCAATCATGGGTAAGACATTATTATAAGCAAACCGCGAACGGTGATTGGCAAATCGTGGCGCAAGGTTCAACGCCAAATAAAAATGATGACACCGATAATGTTAATCGTATCAGTCGTAAGGTTATTAATTGGAACGACACAAACCCTTTTTTCAGTTGTGAAAATTGCACGGCTGAATTAGATGGTTATAAAGATGTCGAATATAAATCAATTGGGGGGCTTTTTTAATGAAACTAAATGAAAATAAAAAACTAGTTGAAGACGTTAAAAAAATCATGAGTGATAACGGCATTAATTCATCTTATTACAATGATGATCAATTTGTTAAATCATTCATAGATGTATTTGATAAGACCCTTGAAAAAAGGAAAGCTGAAAGTCTTCAAAAATTAGTTGATAAGCAAGATAATAAAAAGGCTCAAAATTGGTCTTCTTATATTAAGTCAGCAATTAAAACGGGGCTTGAAAGTCCGACCCCTTACAAAGTCATCCCGTATAAAAACGGGATAGGCATTAAAAAAATAGAACTACTTTAAATCTCTCAATAGTTAACTAACGCGACCCGTGTTTCATGGGTCGCGTTTTTTGTTTGTGTGAGCCGTGACCCGTGACGCGTGTATCTTTATTTAATGATAGAGGTACCAACGCGACACCAAAAAATGAAAGTGGCGAAGCCCCCACCCCCCTTTTAGCGTAGATAGGAATCCTAATGTATGTATATATATGCTTGATTTATATTGTCATACCCTGTAAAAAACTTATTAAACATCAATAGTGATGCCAAAAAAATTTTATAAAAATTTTTTATGAAACCGAATGATATAGATATAACTAAACTACCTGCTGATATACGGAAGACGTTTAAACAACTTCAAGTATTACATGCTGAAAAAAAGATACGGAATAAAGCTAAAGATGACTTCCTTTCTTTTGTCAAATGCGTTTGGCCAGATTTTGTAGAGGGGTCCCACCACAGGCACATTGCAAAAAAATTTAATGAACTAGCCACGGGTGAAATAAATAGATTAATTATCAACATGCCACCCAGACATACTAAATCAGAATTTGCATCCTATCTTCTGCCAGCATGGATGGTGGGCCGTGATCCAAAGCTCAAGATCATTCAAGCAACACACACGGCAGAACTAGCAATTCGTTTTGGTCGTAAAGCTAAGAACCTAATTGACTCAGAAGATTACAGAAAAATTTTTGATACAACACTCAGTGAAGATAGTCAGGCAGCAGGAAGATGGGAAACGTCTCAAGGTGGAGAATATTTTGCAGCGGGTGTTGGTGGAGCAATCACGGGCCGTGGTGCGGATCTCTTGATTATTGATGACCCACACTCGGAACAAGATGCAATGTCCAAAGTATCTTTAGAGAAAGCCTATGAATGGTATACATCTGGTCCACGTCAGCGTTTACAGCCTGGTGGTAAAATTATTTTAGTTATGACTCGTTGGTCTACGAAAGATTTAACAGGAGCCTTGGTCGCTTCACAGAAGGAAGAGAAAACAGATAAGTGGCACGTGGTTGAGTTTCCAGCAATCATGGACCATGAATCAGAGGATCCTAAACCTGTCTGGCCTGAGTATTGGAAGATGGATGAATTAGAAAAAGTTAAAGCTGCACTACCTGTTGCTAAGTGGAACGCACAATGGATGCAACAACCAACTTCTGAAGAAGGTGCAATATTAAAACGGGAGTGGTGGAGGACTTATGAAGGCGATGACATCCCAGCCATTTATCATGTCATACAATCTTATGATACAGCCTTTCTTAAAAAAGAAACAGCGGACTATTCTGCTATTACTACTTGGGGTGTTTGGTATCCAAGTGAAGATTCAGGTGCTAATTTAATATTGTTAGATGCAATCAAAGGACGGTATGAGTTTCCAGAACTTCGAAGACTTGCATTAGAGCAATATAGATATTGGAATCCTGAAACAGTAATCATTGAGGCGAAAGCTTCTGGATTGCCTTTGACCTATGAACTACGGAAAATGGATATTCCAGTAATGAATTTTACACCTAGTCGTGGAAATGACAAGCATGCCCGTGTAAATGCTGTTGCACCTTTGTTCGAATCTGGTATGATATGGGCTCCTCAACAAAAGTTTGCGGAAGAGGTCATTGAAGAATGTGCAGCCTTTCCGTTCGGGGATCATGATGATTTGGTCGACTCCACCACTCAAGCAATCATGAGATTTAGACAAGGTGGATTAATCGAACATCCAGAAGACTATGTGGATGAAGTTGTCGAACAGAAGAAAAGGATTTATTACTGATGGACTACGGCAAGAAGTACATGGCCAATGCTGATAAAGCAACCCAACAAAAATTTAATGAGATTGTAAAAGATTTAAGAGTAGACATGTCTTTGGACTCTGCGGTAAGCGAAGCTTTAAGACAGATGAAAGAAATGAGACAAGGTAGTAAAGACGGTGGTATGATTGATAAACCACTAGGTTCAGGCGGAGTAAAATCTGGCCCACCACCAAAATCAGGACCTAACCCACAGGGGTTGAAAGTTCCTTTAAAACAAGTTAAACAGTAAGACTGGAGAATTATTAAATGGAAGACAAAATTATTAAACTAGATCCCTTAGCTGAATCATTAGATAAAAGTGGTCACAAAGGCGGTGCGGGGAAAAATTTAAAAACTTTTACAGTTAGAATTAAAAGCAAAGAACCAAATTTTTTTCAATTTGGCAAAAAAGTAACTGGCAACTCTTATAAAACAGATACAAAAGTAAAAACAGATTCTGCAAAGAATGCATTAGATATTGCTAAAAAACAATTTAAACAATCAAAAACATTTCAAAATCAAAAAGACAACATACCCTCTAGTTTTGAAACCTCAAGTGGAAAACCTGTTAGTCCTAGAGTTTCTGCAAAAATTGTTTCTGAAAAAGCTAAAGGTGGATTAATTACAGGTAAACCAAAGCTAGCGAAAAAAGGCTGGAGATAACATGGCAGATATAGATAAGTCCCTTCCTAATGAACTTAGAACAGAAGTAGAAATACCAGCTGAAGAAGAAGTTGTAGAAGAGGAAGTAGTAGAACAAGGTCCCGTAGAAGTTATACCTGAAGAGGATGGCGGAGTTACACTAGACTTTGAACCAGGAGCAATCAATGTTCCAGGAACCGAGAATCATTTTGATAACTTGGCTGACATTTTACCTGAAGATATTTTAGAGCCAATCGGAAACGAGATGGTTGACAACTACATGGAATATAAAAATTCCAGAAAAGATTGGGAGCAATCTTATATTCAAGGATTAGATCTTTTAGGATTTAAATATGAAAACAGAACTGAACCTTTCCAAGGAGCAAGTGGTGCAACACACCCTGTACTTGCTGAAGCAGTTACACAATTTCAAGCACAAGCTTATAAAGAATTATTACCTGCAGAAGGACCTGTAAGAACAGATGTTATCGGAGTAGATTCTCCTCCTGTTCAACAACAGTCTCAACGGGTTAAAGATTATATGAATTATCTTTTAATGGATCAGATGGAAGAATACGAACCTGAGTTTGATCAAATGTTATTTCATTTACCATTAGCTGGTTCAACTTTTAAAAAAGTTTATTATGACCAGTTGTTAGGGAGAGCAGTGAGTAAATTTATTCCTGCTGAGGATTTGATTGTTCCGTACACGGCTACCTCATTAGACGAAGCGGAATCAATCATCCACTCTTTAAAAATTTCTGAGAACGATTTAAGAAAATCACAAGTCAGCGGTTTCTATTCTGATGTAGAACTGGGTCCTCCAGGCGTTGATAACAACGATGAGTTGACTAAAAAAGAAAGAGAAATTTCTGGAACTAAAAAGACAGGTAAGCAAGAAGATGTTTACAATGTTTTAGAGTGCCATGTAAATTTAGATCTTGAAGGTTTTGAAGATATGGGTGCAGACGGTGAGCCAACAGGAATTAAACTTCCATATATTGTAACCGTTGAAGAAGCATCAAGAAAAATTTTATCTATCAAAAGAAATTATGCACCAGAAGATATTAAGAAAAAGAAGATACAATATTTTGTACATTTTAAATTTTTACCAGGTTTAGGTTTTTATGGTTTCGGTCTAATCCACATGATAGGTGGACTGTCTCGTACGGCGACCGCGGCTCTAAGGCAGTTACTAGATGCGGGAACGTTATCTAATCTGCCAGCTGGATTCAAGCAACGTGGAGTTAGAGTTAGAGATGAAGCGTCTCCAATTCAACCAGGTGAATTCAAAGATGTAGATGCACCAGGTGGATCTCTACGGGATGCATTCTTTCCACTACCTTACAAGGAACCTTCTCAGACATTATTACAATTAATGGGAATTGTTGTTGGGGCAGGTCAAAGATTTGCAGCCATTGCTGATATGCAAGTTGGAGATGGAAATCAAGGCGCAGCCGTTGGTACAACTATTGCTCTTTTAGAACGTGGTTCACGTGTCATGAGTGCAATCCATAAAAGATTGTACGCAGCAATGAAAAAAGAATTTAAATTTTTAGGAAGAATTATTGCTCAATACTTACCCCCTGAATATCCATATGACGTGGTCGGTGGTGCTAGAACCATTAAGCAAATAGATTTTGATGATAGAATCGATATCATTCCTGTTGCAGATCCAAATATATTTTCTCAAGCACAAAGAATTAGTTTGGCACAAACACAATTACAACTGGCTCAATCGAATCCACAGATACACAACTTGTATAATGCATACAGAAAAATGTATGAAGCAATTGGAATAAAAGATGTTAATCAAATACTACCTCCTCCTGCTCAAGTTCAACCTATTGATCCAAGTGTCGAGCATATTAATGCATTAAACGCGAAACCTTTCCAAGCGTTTCCTGGTCAAGATCACAGAGCACACATTACAGCGCATTTAAATTTCATGTCAACGAACATGGTTAGAAATAATCCTGTAGTTATGGCATCAATTCAAAAAAACATTCTTGAACACATATCAATCATGGCCCAAGAACAAGTACAAATTGAATTCAGAGAGCAAATGATGCAGATGCAAGTGCTACAACAGCAAGCACCAACGAATCCACAAGCAGCACAAATGCTACAACAGATAACGCAGACGATCGAAGCTAGAAAAGCTGTGTTGATTGCTGAACTTACAGAAGATTTTATGAAGGAAGAGAACAAAATCACATCACAATTTGATTCAGATCCACTTTTAAAACTAAAATCTAGAGAAGTTGACCTAAGAGCTATGGAAAATGAACGTAAAAAAGAAAATGATCAAGCACAACAAGAGCTTGCAAGAGCAAGATTGCTACAATCTAAAGATAATTTTGAAGATAAGCTTGAACAAAACGAAGATTTAGCTAAATTAAGAGCTGGAGTTAGCCTTGCTAAGTCTGGTGTACAACAAATGTCTGTTATTGACGAAAATTAATGGTATATTAGTTTAACAAAAGGTAAAATATTATGATGAACTATAAAAAAGCAAAACAGATGGCAGTTCCTGAGCAGAATGTAGAAGTAGATCCTAGATCTAAGACTACAGCTGACGGTGCTTTCAACTATATTCCTACTGGAGACAGGGAAAAAGTTAGAGGTACTAAAAGAATGCTAGCTGAAAAGAAAAAAACTGCTACTTGGTACTAATCTATGTGGTTATCGGCAATTAAACTAGCCGTTTCTGCTGGAAGTAAGATTTATGCTAACAAGCAGAAGACGAAAATGGCAATGAGTGAAGCACAACTCATGCACGCATCTCGTATGGCCGAAGGTAAGGAAGCTTACCAAGGAAAACTTTTAGAAGCTCGACAATCGGACTGGAAGGACGAGGCCGTTTTGATAATTTTAAGTTTGCCCGTGTTGGTGCTTGCTTGGGCAGTCGTATCGGAAGACCCAACAGCGATGGACAAGGTAAAATTGTTCTTTGATATGTTCTCGCAGCTCCCGTCATGGTTCACAAATCTTTGGATCCTTGTCGTGGCTTCAATTTATGGTATAAAGGGTACACAAATTTTTAGAAACGGAGGAAATAAAAATGGCAAATAACAGATTCAATATGCAGGTAACACCTAAAGGCTATAAAGCTGGTGGAAAAATTATGGAAGCTGCAAAAGCAGCAGCAAAAAGAGGAAAAGATAAAAGAGCCTCTGATAGAATGAAAAATTCTAAGCCAGGTAAAAAATCTGGTTCTTCTGCAGCAGATATTTTTAAAAGTTATGGTAAGTATGATGGTAAACCAATTGAATTAAAAAAAGGTGGAAAAGTAAGAGGAGACATTAAACTTGGACGTGCTTTAGTAGAAGCTTTTGGATCTAAAAAAACAATTAATAAAATGAAATCTAATATTCAAGATCAAAATAGAGTTAAAAAAATGGATGGTGGAAGAGCAAAAGGATTAATACCAGAGGCTCAAGAAAAAGCAAAATCTATGACTGTAAAATCTTCTAAAAGAAGAGTTAAAAAAATGGGCGGTGGTTCATTAAAAGCTGTCCCTGCTGATAACAAAGGTTTAAAAAAATTACCCACTGAAGTTAGAAACAAAATGGGCTTCATGAAAAAGGGAGGAAAAGTTCATGGCAAATAATTTATACAACAAACAAGTTACACCTAAAGGATATAAAAGAGGTGGCGGTGTAAAAAAACCTGGTAAGGTAAGATCTTTCTTTGGAAAAATTAGAGAAAAAATTGCACCAACTTTTAGTGAACAATTTGGTAAAGCAAAAAAATCTGGAAAGAAAACTTTTACATCTACTAGAGATGATAAGACTAAAGGTAAACTAGAGTATTCTACAAAGACAGCAGCAGAAGTTAAAGCAGCTAAGAAAAGAATGTCTAACAGAGAAAGAGCTCGTGTTGGAGATACTAGTAAACAACTTTCTGAAAAAGGTGCAGCTTTTAAACTTGCTAGAAAATCTGGTAAAAAAGAATTTACACATAAGGGTAAAAAATATTCAACACTTTTAAAAGGTGAAAAACCAAATAAAATAATGCCTGAGTTATCTGGCAAAACTTCTAAGAAGATTAAAAAGTTTGTAGGTGCATAATGGCTAAACTTTGTGCCAAAGGAAAAGCCGCAGCTAAAAGAAAATTTAAAGTATATCCATCTGCATATGCGAATATGTATGCATCAGGAGTATGTTCAGGTAAGATAACACCTGGTGGAAAAAAAAGAAAAAAGATGATGGGTGGTGGAAGAATGATGCCTGATAGAGTTATGTTAAAATCAGGTGGTATGTGTAAGTTAGCTTCAAAAGGAAAAGGGAGAGCTTACGGAAAGAATTCATAATGGGATTAAGAAAATGGGTTTCAGAGAAATGGGTGGACATAGGAGCACCGAAGAAGGACGGCAAGTATCAACCTTGCGGGAGAAGCAAAGGCTCGAAGAGGAAATATCCAAAATGCGTCCCACTTGCAAAAGCCACACGGATGACAAGCTCACAAAAGGCGAGTGCTGTCAAACGAAAAAGAGCAGCAGGTAATCCAGGCGGTAAACCAACTAACGTTGCAACATTTACTAAAAGAAAGAAAATGGCATTTGGAGGAATAGTTTAATGAGAAAAGATTTTAAAAAAGGTGGCAGGGG